GCTTTATTAATTACTGTTTTAGCTTCAGCGTCACCACACATAATAATTGGAAATACGTTTTCGTATTTAATTGAATTGTAAATTGCAGTCATAATTGTTCTGCAAGTTTGAAAAACTAATTGTTGTTGTTCTTGTGATAATTTTAAATAATCTTCTTTTTCTATCAGAAAGGACAAGATGAACTTGGCTAACATTTTATCATTCATCAAAGTCACCTTCTGACAGTCTTCCTGTGTCTTTGTTGTAGGTCAAAGAACAGGCAATTCCAGTATCACCGCTATAACGGTTCTTTAAAACTCTAGCAGTCATTATGTTGCTAGAACTTTCATCTTGTTGGTCTCTTTCAAAACCGATTACACCGTCACTTAATTGTGCAAGTGAATGTGAACCTCTTAAATGTGATAAAGAAGTTTGAACTCCTTCTTCGTGACCAAGTTTACCCTCAGGTCTTTTCAAGTGGGAGACGACAAACATACTACATTTGATTTCTTCAACTAACTTTCTAAGATTAGTCATAAGTAAATCTATATTACGTCTTTCGTCTCCGTCACTTACACTAGAGACAACAATGGATATATGGTCTAAGAAAATTATCTTACAATCTAATGCTACAACCATATATCTTATACGGTTCATTAAATCGTCTGTATCAGAAACTCCGAAACTGTCGTAAAAACAAATATAATCTTTTACGTTATTCCATTCTTTAATTAATTCTTCTTCAGGAATTTGTTTTCTTACATCAGGTTTATGTATTAATTTATTTAAACCTAAACCAACAATTCCTCTAATACTTCTTTTTACGTTTTCTTCTAACGCAATGTACCCAACTTTAATTTTTTGACTAATTAAGTGGTAAGCAAGTTCACGGCACACTTGGCTTTTACCTGTACCTGAACCTGCACACAACAAAGTTAGTTCACCTTGTCTGATACCACCTAGTTTATTATTAAGTCCATTCCATTGATAAGGAATGGTTTCGACATAATCGTCTTTGAGTAATAATTCTTTTGTTTGATTACCTTCTACAATTCCTTGTGGTGTATATGCTTTAGCTTCCCATATACTATCATAAAGTTTTGTTGCTTGACCTTTTTGTAATAATTCATTTGGGTCTTTTGCAGGTAGTCTAGCTATCTTAACTTTTTTTACAGGAAGTATGTTTGCACATTCAACACTTGCTTTAGTTCCTGCTTCATCATTATCAAACATTAAAACAATGTTCTCAAATTTAGATAACCATTCTAATTCTTGTTTAATATATTTCTTTGCTGAACTAGCACCTGAAGGTACTGAAACAACTGGGTATCTATTATTTTGTACTTTACTTACGGAGAGACAATCAATCTCGCCTTCTGTTATGATGACGGTCTTGCCCCCGTCTCTCCATAAGTTTTGACCGAACAAAGTTATTTTGTCCGTATCACCCAACCAAAGGAAACTCTTATCTTGGAAACGTAATTTTTGTGCTACCTTGTTATAATCTTTATCGAAGAAGTTAGCTATATGGCACGGCTTATCTTTATAAGTACCAGTTTGATAATTAAACTTTTGACAAGTATCACTATCAAGTTTTCTGCTAGGTATAGCTTCGTATATTCCTTCAATCATATTTGAAAATTTTTTTGGTATCTCTGGAATGTCTTCATTACTGCCTTGATATTGTTGGCAACCGAAACAATACGTATGGTCTTCATAGACACCAAGATTGTCACGGCTACCACAATTACTACAAGGAGCGTGATGAAGAAACTTATTCTTCGACATCAAGACCTTCTAACTCTGCTAAATCTGCGTCATCAGTTAGACCGTCTTGAAATTTATAATTCTTTATATCTTCGTGTAATAAATATTCTCTGACATTAAAGTTTGGACAAGTTTTACTTTCGTCTAACATATAATGACCGACTATCTGTGCGTCAGGATATTTAACTAATAATTCTTCTAATGTTTTCTTTAAACTTTCCCATTGTTCAGCAGTAAAGTTATCTTCAGGTTCTTTCCAATTTTCTTCTTTAGCACCACCAACTAAACATAATCCATAAGATGTATGATTATATCCTTTGACGTGTGCTTGAATTGCGTTGTCTTCTCTGCCTTGTTCTACTTCGCCATTTCGTTTTATAACTTTTCCATAGCCGATACGTAGCCACCCACGTTCTCTATGAACTCTGTCTATCCATTTAGCGTCTACATCTTTTTGTGACGGTCTCGTTTGAGAACAATGAATAACAATATATTTAGTTTCTTGTCTTGCCATTTTAATTAACCTTTAATTTTTGTTGTTGTTTAATTTCGTCTAACCATTTCTTAGGAAATGTTTCTTTTGTTGAAGCAATACAATGAAAAGGAAACCCAAACATAGTACACCACTTTGCGTATGTAGTTTTTGACTTCTTTCCTATCTTTGTATTTGCATTTGAAAATACTATTCGTAAATCCAATTTAGGATTTTGTTGTTTGATAAGTTTCATCTTTTTCCTATCAGCACTATTGAAAGCACCTTTAGTTTCTACAATGAAAGAATTATCAATTGGAAAATCAGGCGTGTACGTCTTCTTAATCGCAGGTTGGAAGTAAGTTATTTTCTTGCCTTCATACTCAAACAAACAATTATTTTTATTTAAGTAATTGTAGACAAGTTCTTCCAACCCCGACTTTAAAGTAGTAGTCTTAGAAATCTGTACTCGTTTGAACTTCTGTCGTTTTCGGTACATCTTCTTTAACCTGACTTACATATCCGTCTTCCTTATCGAATAAGTCTAGTTGTTTAGAACCACCTTCAACTAATTCAATAACTTGTACGGCTTTTAATTGCATAGTCACACCCGCACCCAATGCAGGAACATAATAAGTTCTCATTTGGTAAGCGATTTTTCCTTTACTTCCACCCCATATACTGACTGTAGAAGGCATAGGATTTTTCTGACTATCTAAAACAACAGGTTTCTGACTAAAGTTTTCTTTAGTCTTTCTATTAACACCTGTAGCTTTCATTTTAAATTTAAAGAAGACATTGTCTCCTTCAATTGTATAAGGTCTTGGTGCGGTCTTTACTTTTTTTCCGCTTTCCTTTTCAGCGTCAGCAATAGAACTCTCAATAGCTTTATCTATGCTATTCATCATTTCCTTTGCTTTTGCTGAAGGAACTTTGAGCGTCACCTTGTACTCACCTGCTTCGTTAAAACGAACATCAGGTTTGTTTAAATGTGGGTAAACGAACTCACCAACAACGCTTATAAGCGATTGTTCTGACATATATGATTACTCCTATATTTATATGTTTAGTTAGCCATAAGTGGTACTTAATTGCACTACTGCAAGTATTTACACACAGAAGAATACAGAGTGCTTGACTTGCTCTAAATCCAAGTTTCCCTTTGCAGGTATATTTGGAAATTTCTTAGCTTTTTTCTCTGACAGCATTTGTTTCATTTCAACAGCAAAGTTAGCCAATATATCTTGACTATAAATTTCACAAAATGCTTCACGTAATGCTTTTGCCATAAGTCTAACATCAGGTGCTAACACACCAAAGCTATCGTGAATTAAACTAAAAGTATCAACTCCAAGTTCATTAGCTTTAACTACTGCTAATTGTAATACACTAGCGTCTAATGAATGAATAAAGTTAGGACATATAGATTGTGCAGTTTTTCTTTTATCTATTATTTTAGTATCACTTGCTAAAGATAACTTAATAATACTATCACCCATTTGTGTCTTAACTCTTTTACTTTCCTTTTTATAACAACTCATAAATACAGGAAGTCCTAAAGGTGTAGTCCAAGTCACAGGTAAGTTTTCAGAAGCAACTAACCTTGATACTGTTTTTAGAAAAGACATTATTTCTTTTGCACCTTTGATAATGTCATTAATAGCTTTCCAAACAATAGGTGTTAGCCATTGTGTAGCTTTAAATAAATCATCACCGAATGGGTGTTGTCTTTCGTTTTCATTATATTCTTTGACAACGTGGTCTTCTAAATATTGTCTACAAGAATATTGTGTTAATGAATAAGGTAAACACATAACAGGTTTCTTACAGAGTTTTCTATCTACTCCATAGTCCAACCATTTTTTAGCTAATTCATCTTTGTTATCTCTTAACTTCATAATAACTTTATTAGCTACTAATCCATAAACATCTGACGGTTTATTTGCAGGTATAAGGTTTGTTGCCTTACCACCTACTTCATCTAACATCATTGCTGAATAATGTTGTAAACCTGAGTTAGAACAATCAGATTGTAAAGGTAATGTAGTTATAAAGTCAGGTGAATAATCTGTATTATGGAAGTCTCTATACTCAATACACCAAGCTAGAAAACAAAATGGTTTATCTGCGTCAGTCCACCAATCATATTCTAAAGGATTATTAGCACAGTCTATAAACTTCTGTACGTTATCTCTAACCCATTGAAGTCTGACTTCTAGTTCTTCTTTATCTACTTCACCAAATAATCCTGCACCTGATATTGCAAAGTCTTCAAACGCTTCATTGTCTTTCATTTGTTTACCAAACTTAAATTTCAATAATGCTCTTGAATAGTCTGCACTTTGCGGACTTAACATTGCAGGTTTTGGATATATCCTAGACCTAAAATCTAATTGATATGGATAGAAGAAACCACCCGCATTTAAAAAATGTTCTGCTTCAGCTAATATCTGTCGTACTTGTATATATTTAGATTTAGACTTTGCTCTATCTTTATAAACCTTTTGTGCTTTTCTTTTCCATTGAACTTTAGCTTCATCATTTGTAGCTATATCATAAGGTTTAGGTGGAAGTTCCATACTCTCAGGATTTACTGGAAGTTTACCTAATTCATAATCATTCTCTACGCAGGTCTTTAATAAGTCATAAATAGGTTTATTAATTACCCATTCTGTTTTCTGCATTATATTGACTGATTTAGTGACAATTGGGAACTCGTGCCAACGGTTGTTTAACTCCTCTAAGTATCGTCTATTTGTTTGTTTTAGAAAATTGTAGTGCATTTGCTATCTCCTTTGGGTTGTTTGTTGAGTTGAATTTTCTACCGTAATATCCGCCTGTGAATGGGTTCTCCCAGTCTCTTGGGGGCATTAGCATTGGTAAGTATTTAGGAAAAAGAGCTTCATTCCTAATATTGAAGTTTTTTATTTCATCAATAATTTTTGGTGTAGCTTCGACATAAGTGACCGTCTTAGTTTTATTTAACTTACGGTTTTGGTGTCTAACTAATCCTAGTTTCTCCAAGTAAGAAACCATTTTAACGCCTAGATGTAATCTGCCTTCTTTACCCCAGTCATCAAAAGCTAGATTGTGCTTATTCATACAATAAGTCCAAACCTTCTGCTTGTACTGATACCTGTTAGCGTTCTGTGGTATATTCTTACCTGCAAGTCTTTTAGATACCTTTTGGTACTCAGGTTTATTATCAAACTTAAATTTAGTAATTCTTGCTTCGTGCATTAAACCTGTGCCGATTTGAATAGATAGTTTATTTAGTGTGGTTTCGTCTGAAATACCGTCAATTGTATTCTTCAGTATTATCAATGAACAACTATCCCAAATATGTGGTCTATCCTCTATGAACACCCCATTCTCAAAAGCAGTAGGTGGTAAACATTGGCATATTAATTTTAGAGCAGTTTGGTAATTTCCTGCCGTTCCTGAAGTCATTTGCTTAACATCTTCATTAATCATTTCTGACAATGTAGTGATGTATTTTTGCTGAAAGACTATTCCATATAAGGTTGTGCTTTCTTGGCGTTTTTGTTGAGCGTCTACAATACTATCATTGTATCGCTTAATACCGCCACGCAACATACCTTCCTCAAATTCCAACTCCTTTGTGATTAATTCAACATAGTTGTTGGTATCTTTAAATTTACCACCAACGCCAACTTTTACTAATTCTTCCAGTTGTTGTTGCAGTAAAGTTTTACTTGTATTTTCTTGTGTAGACATAACGTGAACATTCTCCTTTAATTGATTGCACTACTGTTAAGTTGCGTAAGATATGTTGCGTTTGTTGCGAGACTACTTGCACTACTGCAAATACTGGAAATTTAAAAAAAGAATAGATATACCAATAATTAATTGCACTATTGAAAGTATTATTGAAGTGTCGGTAGTTCCTAAGACTTCCGCAGTAGTTTCTAAGTTCAACGAACCGCTTATTTCCTCGTTCTACCGACACTCCTTTCGCACTAAACGCAACTCGTTGCACATTATGCAACAGGTCACGCAACATTGTTTTTACCGCATAATCTTTAACCAACAATGCAGTATAGATGTTGGTGGGCGAAAAGAGAGTCGAACTCTTATGACCGAAGTCGTACGCTCCTAAGGCGTATGCGTCTACCAGTTCCGCCATTCGCCCAAGATTTATTTTGGCAAAAACTGACATTATTTACTTTATTCTCCCTTCGCTTTCAACCAATTATGACCAATCATAGAATTAGTTTCTTCAGCTTTAACGTCACCTTCTGAAACTTTTTTCTTACCATTGATTTTATTGATTGCATTTTTAAGAGACTTGCTACTTGATTGTGCATAGAAAGTAAGTGTTGTTTCTATACAAGTATGACCTGCTAAATCCATAACTACATTTGCAGGTACACCTTCATCAACTAACCTAGTTATAAAAGTGTGTCTTGTTGCATAAGGTTTAAAATCCTCTGACAACTCGCAACGCTTTTTATATCTATCAAATAGAGTTCGTCTTCTGCTATAGCCAGTAGTAAACAATCTACCTTCTTTACCACCACGCTTAAACGCTAGTTCTTTTCTAGCTTTAGCAATAGCTAAACATCTATCAGTTAGTGGAATTGCAGGAGACCAAGTCTGAGTTTTAGGTCTAAAGAAAGTAATAGTACCGTCTTGAAAGTTAATGTCCTTAACAGTAAACCTGTCGAACTCTGTCTTGTGTCTCATACCTGTATCACACAACCAAACAAAACTATCAGCAAAATCCAACTCACCGTCTGCAACTGCTTCGTCATAGACTGCTTGAATTTCTTCTTCTGATAAAGGTCTTTTCTTTTTAGTTGGTTTAAGCGGTAAGTTATCCCAACCCATAGTCTTAACTCTTATGTCAGGATTTAACAATTTAGTTTGGTCTAAAAGACCGTGCTTAATTGCATACCGCATTATCTCCCTAATCAACATAAGTCTATGATTAATAGATTTGTTGCTGACACTAGAAAGATTATTCATAGGTCTAGCTTCGATTTGCTTACGCACGAAATCTATATAACCTTCATAGTTATCTTGCGTCTGCATATCATCTAACCTTGTGTCATTTGGAAAGTAATTAAACAAGTCAGTAGCATAGATTAAAATATTCTTTTCCTGCTTCTGCCCTGCCCATTGCTTTTCAAACAAAGCGTCAAAAGTTTCTTTTAATGTACCTACACCAAAAGTCTTTCTAACTTTATTTTTTCCATAACCACTTGAAGCAACATAAGCGTCTTGTTTCATTTTAACTTTCATTGCTTCTTGTAGTGCTTGTTGAAACGCTTCTCGATAGTCAGAAAAGTTATCAACCTTAATTGGTACAGAAGTAAACTCTCTAGATTGTTTCTTCTTACCATTAACCCAAGTCGTCTTATTAGACTGTACTTGGAGAACATTATTACCTCTGAACCTTATTCCTCTAGGTAATAGTCCTTTGTACTTATCAATTATGTCCGCCATATTTTTTACTCCTTTTGTTAGACATTGATATTTGATTTAATTTTAGAACTGTAAGTTGTTGCAGTTTGACCTTGTAAGATTTTCTGCAAAACTCTACCGCCCTTTGTAAGTGCAATACCTTTGAACCGACTATCGTGTACGTGTGGATTGTCTGTATACTCAATCATACCTAAAGTTCCTTTCGGATTATCAGATAGATAAAGTAGTGTTCTAGATAATGCTGACGAATTTATTCCACGACCATATATTTCTCTGTACTTCACAGAAATATTTTCTATGGACATATCTTCGTCTTTCAGACAACAGATAAGTTTCATCACTAAGTAATAGTGATGTGGCATACCGTTTGTATGAAGTGTCTGCTTTCTTGCTACTTCGACTGCTTTTACTTTTTCTTGAAAAGCACGGTCGAACTGTAAGTTAGCGACTAGTCTGTCGAGTGACGACATCATTCTCCTTTCTGTAGTTTTTCATTTTAACCACAGAAGAATTATGATGTAATTTCTTGTCAGGAAATTCAGTTAATGCACAAGTAATTGTTGCAGTTGGATTTTCCACAAACAACTTAACGTCACTTGCTTTTGCTGATTTTTCAAAAGTGTATCTGACGTTTACCTTCCCGATTTTTACAGATTGAGTTTTTTCGTAAAGGTTATTTACTTCAACAACCTTATTAAAAAACGGTAATCCGTCAGTATTGTCTAATTGTGAGATATGATAATCAAAGTCATCAATGCGTCTAAAGAGACGACATCTAATGTTATACCAATTCCTACAATATACTTCTGATAATTTCATAATTACAAAAGTGGTTATTTTACTTAATATACTCATTATTTACTCCTTTGCAATAGTGCAACCACTACTGCATATAA